ACTACTGTGGATGACTAAAGCTCTTCAGTGCCGCCTACACGGCTGCGCACACCATCTTAGTGAATGCGCCTTGAAAGGGAACACTTCAGTGCCGCCTACACGGCTGGCGCGCTCTGTGTAAAACAGTATGTATCGCTCCTATCTCTTCAGTGCCGCCTACACGGCTGCGCACTTATTGCAGGAGTACACCGGATCAGAGTGGCACTTCAGTGCCGCCTACACGGCTGCGCACAGTAAAGAATGTTGCTAATCCACTTGTGACTACTTCAGTGCCGCCTACACGGCTGCGCACCGTAGCGCAAAGACCAGAATCCCAGTTGTGACGCGGTGTGCGCGAAAAAAGAGTGAAAAAACCCTTTTTTAAACCAAATTGTTATGACCCATTTAAATCAATAACTTATAAAAGCCAAGAAAAAAAGGGTCAGTGACACGAGTTACGCTCTACACGCAAAAGCTTTGCTTTATTGTGATTGTCACAGGCTGACTTTGTCCCGGGGCAAGGTAAGGCAATGTAAAACATCGCTCATACACCACAACGCCAGAAACAGGATGTGAAGATAAAGCGCAAAGCGCTCCGCATCCGAGCGCCCTTTTCTACACAGTATTCCGGTCATAATCTAGTTTTTTACTCTAATAAAGCGCCAAGTGGTCACTCGGCGCTCAAATTGTATGAGTTTTATTCACATACCCCACAACCTCGGGGATAAAGTATCTACCGGGGTTTGAGTTACCTTTAGGGGCAGGGAAATCTTTCTGTCTCCACCTCCATAACGTCATGGTAGAAATGCCGAAGAACGCCAGTATGTGATCGCTGGTAACGAACATGCACTTTGGCGGAATACCCAGCGCCTCTTTAAACTCAGCGATAGTGATTTTTGGTTCTACATTATCTGCGGTACTCATGGCACGTTACTCTCTGTTAAATCCGGTGGTCAGTCAGTAAGGGTTTTGCGCTTTCGGCAAAGCATGGCGCAAACGTAAAAGCACACAGCGCCCACTGCATAAATCAACAACGCTTCCATCATCTTTCTCCCTGTCGGGTAGGGTCGAATATCCGCACCCGGTTAATCGTATGCCAGCAGAGCGCATCACCTCGGAATAACCCGCCCTTCATCAACTTTGCACAGCCCTCGGGTAACTGCTCACCGCACTTCTCACAGCGGCCAAGCCGTTCACTGATAACCCCTATTTCAGCATGTAGACGATGAATCATCGCCGTTATCGCCTCATCATGACTGTAAGGTTCCGTCGGTTGACCAAAGAACGCACAAACAGCATCTAACTTCTCAAGCTCTGTTTTCGCCAGCGTGACAGGAAAGGTGGTCAGCCCTATTGCCTTGCGTCGGTCGCGCAAATTCTGCGCACGGCGTTTGCCTTGCTCGCGAACACGGTCTTGTGAAGTCATGCTGCCACCCTTACAGAGCCAGGCGCACCTAAATTGGCATCAACTAAAACCTTTGCCATTGTTGGCGGTACAGAATTACCCACCCGGGCCACTTGGGCACGTTTGGACAATTTTTTGCCTTCGGCATCATGGCTAATTCGATAAGAGGGAGGGAAATCGTGGGCTGCATACAACTCATGGGGCTCAAGCATTCGCATACCAATATCTACAATTTGGTATGCCTCGCCGCGCACGGTGACAAGCCCAAATCTGTCTTTGCAGGTAACTGTACCCAATGGCGTGTCGCAGCCTTCTGCCGTCGCAGTGCCGTAGTACTTCACCAAAAACGCTCTTACTTCGCCAAGATGAAAACCACCCGCTGAAATCGTATGAAGTGGCTCATCGGTACCGTGTCCAATATTGGTTCCGCGCAGCTTGATCATACTGCTAGTAACCAAGGCGTTATGATCAGTTGTTGTCACAGTGTGAAGCGGTTCGCCAGCACTCGAACCAACAACGCCAGAATAGTGTTTAGCGATAAATGCAGACACCAAAGCGAAATGACCACCTTTCACCTGCGCGCACAAAGTCCGCAATGGTTCATCAGCAGGCATATTTCTCTGATTACTCGCATTGGCATGTTCAGTAATAAAAGGAACAGCAGTGCCCTCTGGGGCAATAAAAGGTGTGGAGTTAAAAACATACTTCTCTAACCCTTTGGCAATGCGGCGCATCGTACTTTCTGCGAGTGGGCGGGGCCGATTAAAAATCGACTTAACCGGAATAGACCAATCAATAATGTCAGCGGCAGTTCTGAAAGGTTTTAGCCCTGAGCCCTCTTTACCGTGTGTAGGTGCAGGCCACTGAATCGGCTCATCGTCCTTACGGGCAATCAGAAACAAGCGCTTGCGAGTAGTAGGCACACCATAGTCACAAGCAGAAAGCACCTTGAACTCGACCTTATAGCCAAGGCCTTCCTCAAGCTTGCCATGAGGAAAGCATCGCCCTAACACGTCATAGATTTCATTCCATGCAGGATGGAAAGTATCCAGCCCCGTAGTCAGGCAATCTATAAAGGCTTGGAATGTCTCACCTTTTCTCGTCGGGTTTGGTCTATATGAGCCGGGGTCAACTTCATCGAGCGGTCCCCATGTCAGAAACTCTTCAACGTTTTCAAGCATAAAAACTCTGACAGGGACAAGTGCAGCCCATCGGACAGCAACCCAAGCCAGCCCGCGAATATTTTTATCAACCGGCTTGTTGCCCTTCGCTTTTGAAAAATGCTTACAGTCAGGAGAAAACCAAGCAAAACCGACTGGGCGACCTTTACATGCCTCAACAGGGTCAACATCCCACACACTTTCGCAATAATGTTCGGTTTCAGGATGATTGGCTTTATGCATCGCAATGGCCTCCGGGTCGTGGTTAATGGCAATATCCACATGCCTATTTAAACCAAGCTCCATACCAGTGCTCGCACCGCCACCACCTGCGAAATTATCTACAACGAGTTCATCCTGACGAATCATCTTCCCTGTCTCCTAATGTTCCAAATTGAACTAAATGAAAACCTATAGTTACCATAGCAACCAAAAGTTACTAATTGGAAACTATCAGTTTCTATAATGAGACAGCGATAGCGAACATATATGCAACACATTGCAAAAGTAAAAGGAGATATATATGGGAGGGAACGAAACAGAAAGGCTGGCGGGGGAGGCCAGCCCAGATAAAACCTAGTCTAAGTCCATGATCACCTGACGGACAAAACCAACAATCCGACAATTACCGTTAACCATAATATGTTGATAGGTAGGATTCAGCGGTACCAAATATTTGTGTGGGCCATCAATCTCAAGTTTCTTAATCGTCGCCTCATCGCTGCCTTTGAGCATCGCCACCACAATCTTGCCAGATTCCGGATCAGGACAAGGCTGAACAATCACCACCGAGCCATGCGGAATAGACGGCGACCCATGTGGATTGGTCATAGAGTTGCCTCGCACCCGCAGCGCAAAAGCATCTTCACCCACCTTCGCACTCGTCTCCTGCCATTCAACATCTTCACCTAGCTGCTCAAACGTCAGGCTCTCAGCCCAGTTGCCAGCCTGCACCGTCGAAAGAATAGGAACCTTACGCAAAGCAGCGAAGGCAGGCTGAGCTCCAGGTACTGATGCTTCATTGCCAGATGACTGATGACCAAGGAGATACTCCACACTTGTGCCTGCAAGTGCTGCTATATCAGCAAGTTTTTTTGTGTCAGGAATCGCATCCCCGACAAGCCATTTTCGAATCGCAACAACCGAAATGGAGTAAGGAAGTCGCTTTGCAATGTATGGCGCACGGCCTTTCGAAGGCGCGCCGACCGCGTTAAATGCGGCGTTCAGACGAGAAGCAAAGTCAGCAGCAGAGTCCTTTTGGTTCAACACATACACTCCAAATCAATAACTTTCAGTTTTTTCACACAGTTGACAAGAAACTATTAGTTACTGTCTAATTATTAACCAATAATTACTAATGAGACAGAATGATGAAAAATAACATTGTATCCCGAGTGCGAAAAATTCACTTCAACGGCTCCTTAACCAAAGCCGCTCAATATTTCAATGTGTCCTCCACCGCCTACCACAAATGGGAAAGTGACGGAGAATTTCCAGCAAAATCAGGAAGAATGCAGCAAGCGCATGTCCTCACCGGATACAGCTATCAAGTGCTAACGCCTTCGATATTCGTGTTACCCAAGCGTGCCGAAAACACAACCCCAGCATAGCGCAAACGGTAGCCAAATAGGTGAACTAAAGGTTTCTGTATGAACATACAGCCATGAAAAGTGGAGAAATGTGATGACAACCCAAAGTTTCAAAGCCGTTATTCGTAACGCAGTAGAAGGATGGCGCACCCAAGTCAGCAAAGACTACATAGCAACCAACATCGCCCGCCAGTACCACACCCTCACACTGGCAGAAGAGATTGATGCACAGCGAAAAACCCTGCTGAAACCGCCGGGCGCCGACGATAAAAACAACCAGCAAAACTTCTTCCGCTACCTCGAAAGAACCAGCATAGAAGCCAAAGCCACCATCCTAGATCTACTGCCCGCCATCCTCGCCGCCATGCCCAAAGCGCGGGGCGTCGATATGCTCAACACCTTCCTCAACCCGCTAGGGTTCACCGTCGCTGAAATAGGCAGCAACAGCACCGCCGCCAACCGCGACAAACTGCTGGCCGAAATGAGTAAAGAATCGTCTGAAGCACTCAGCGCCATCTTGCTGCTGCCAGAAAACGCCAGCCTGCAACAACTTCGCGCCGCCTACAAAGAAGTTCAGGAAAGCGAAGGCGCCCACAAACCTGCGCTTGAATACATCGAAGCGCTCATGCAACACAAACACGCCGCCTGAAGGGGACCACACCATGAGCCTCAAATACCGCTGTAAACAAAAACAATGGCTGCTTGCCTGCGGCCCACATACCAGCGTTATCGACAGAAAACACGCCGAGCGATATTTCAACGCCCTGCGTAAACATCACAAGGAGCGACACCAATGTCCGTCCGCGTAATGTCCATGGTGTGGGATTCAACTGCCTTCAGTGGCAACACCAAACTCATCATGCTCTGTCTGGCCGACTACGCCAACGACGAAGGCTGGTGCTGGCCGAGTTACGACGCCATCGCTCGCAAATGTTGCATATCGCGCAGTACCGTCAAAGCCCAGATAAAACGGCTGATAGAGCAGCATGTGCTCAACAAAACCACCCGCAAGAAAACCACCGAAGACGGGTACATCACCAACGACAGCAACATCTACCAAATAGATGTCAGCCACCTGAAAGCCCTGCTGAGAGAACAAGAAAATACCGCCAAAAGTGGGGGCGAAAAATGCCCTAGGTCAGAAATAGACCTAGGTCAGAATAGCCAAGGGGGTGGGTCGAAATCTGACCCCAAACCATCACTAGATCCATCAAAAGAGATCTTACCCCCTAAAGTCCCCCAAGCGGACAAACCAAACGAGCGCAATACCGCGAACGGTGACAACCCGGCACCAGAGAAAACCACTCACGCCAAAACCCCCCGAGCGACCAAAACCTCCCGTTCTGCTGAAACCAAGGGCGCAGGCACCCAACCCGCCAGTGGCAAACGAAAAACCGCCTTACCCGAACACTTCACCGTGACTGACGAAATGCGCGAGTGGTATCAGGCTCAGCGACAAAACGGACAGCCCTACGCCGTCAACATCGACGACGCCACCGCTCAATGGTGCGACGCCATGATCGCCCGGGGAAATACCTACACCAACTGGCACGCCGCATGGCGAAACGGCATGCGAAACGCCAACAAATGGGCCCAGCAACGAGGCCCACAACACGCAACCAACATCAACCAAATTGGTGCCCGCGACGACGAATACGGCCCACCGGAGGAATGGCAATGAAAACACCTAACCAACTGCTCAGCGCCATCGCAAAGCAACACGTTAAACCGCTCACCCTAGCCGAGCGAAACGACAGATTCGAACGCGAGCACCAGGCACACCTGCAGAAAATAAACGACAACTACAGCGCCAGCCGCATTCAGGTCGCACTGGGTTGCAGCGGCATTGCCAAAAAGCACCAAAAGTGCCGGTTCGATAACTACCTGATTGAATCGCCTGAGCAACATCGCGCCCAACAACAAGCCAAGCTCTGGCTTAAAGGTCACCTGCGCGGCGACCAAGGCGGATTCATCTTCGCAGGCACACCCGGCACAGGGAAAAATCACCTAGCCAGCGCCATTGCCAACCACATCATTGCCAACAAAGGCACTGCCATGATTGTCACCGTCAGCGACCTCATGATGAAAATGCGTGACACCTACCGCAGCGACACCCAAATGACCGAGGCCAAGCTCATGCGCCACCTTGCCAAGCTCGACCTGCTGGTGATAGACGAAGTGGGCGTACAACGCGGCAATGCAAACGAAACCATCACCCTCAACGAAATCATCAATGCCCGTAATGCCGACGAAAAACCCACGGGCATACTCACCAACCTCAATCAAACAAAGCTACACGACACACTGGGAGACAGAGCCATCGACCGCATTATGGAAGGGGCAGGGCGCTGGGTCTCCTTTAACTGGGAAAGCTACCGCAAACGCAGTAACACCCAAAACAACAACGGGAGAGCAGCATGAACACACTTCAACAACTGCAAACCGCAGGCAGAGTGACAGATAAAACCACACTTGGTCGCACCATACTGGTGACCTATGGCGAGCAATGGCACACCCTGCGCAGCATAGAAAAATACATACGCCAGCGGTTCGGCCATGCCGACACCCAGCCCACCATTTCAGCCCGCCTGCGGGATGTAAAAAAGCGATACAGCAGAGAGCTGACCCTGCAAAAACGCAGCGAGCGGATCAACAACAAAAACGTCTGGTTTTACCGCATTGTCAGTGTCACCCAACCGACTCACACAGCACCCACCAAAGAGGCCGCATAATTATGAGAATCGAACAGTTGCTAGGTAAATTTGGCTGTAAAGGCATCAACTACAGCCCGGACAAACAGGGGAAAGCCCTGTTCAGCGTAGAAGAACAGCTCGCCATGGTGGGCATACGCTGGAGCGACGCACCCACAGGCTGGCTGCTGCTGTTTCATGAGCTGCTTAATGATAAACACGCCTACCGCCAGCTCAGCGAACTCACCCTGCAAGAAGCCAGTAAAGAAATGACCGTATGGCGCGGAAACTACCCGCCACAGGCTATCCTTGCACTGGTGAGCACCGCCATACTCATTGCCAGTAACCTCAATGGCCGAATTTGCCCAGAATGCCGCGGCTCAGGCAAAACCATCAACCGACACCGCGTCACCCGCTCCTGCATTGCCTGCAAAGAAGGACGTGTGCCGTGGACCAACGAGACCAAATTCGCCGCCTTTTCACAAACCTTGCCCGTCCCCTACAGTCGGTTTAACCGCTACAAACCGATATTGGAAAAGCTGGTAGACTGGCTGACCACAGGCAGAGTGGCCGCACTGCTGGCGATACAAGGCCAGATAGAGAAAGAAAAGCAGGAGGCACAGAAAGTTGCCTAAGCAGTTGACAGAAAAACACTTTCAGCAGTATCCTCAAATGGCACTGGCAAAATCCAGTGCCGGGATTGAGACCCCGTTTGTAGACATAGGCGCATAGACGCCAGCTTCCTGCTGGTTTTTTTATGTGTAGCTTTCGCGCACCTGAACAATGGTGGGCTGGGCGAGGCCGCTTCGGTGGGCCGCTTCCTATGTCGCGGTAGTCTCAACCTTGTCCAGTTCGCACCCGGTGATTGAGACCCCCGTGTGGCGATAATATATCGGCATAGGAGGTCATTATGGCCACGGTAAACCTTGTTCCATCCAATGCAGTAGAAAATTCAAACGGTCAAATCACGACCACATCTAAAACTGTTGCCGCAGTATTCTCCAAGCAGCATCAGCATGTCTGCCAAAAAATCGAATCACTTGAATGTTCCGATGAGTTTCGAACCAGCAACTTTTCGCTGGTTAGTTATGAGCACAAAGGAAACACCTACAGATCTTGGGAAATGACCAAGGATGGATTTGTCTTTCTAGTGATGGGATTCACTGGCAAGAAAGCAGCGCTGATAAAAGAGGCCTACATCAACGCCTTTAACCAAATGGAACAACAGTTACGCCGTAACACACCACAACCATTCAAACGAGAGCGAATGTTAGTGGTGTGGGAAAACGGCAACCTCACAAGTTCCATCCCGCTACAAGACGATGAATTCATCACCAGTAACACCAAACTCCTGCAATACATCACCGAACCGGGATACATGAGCCTGCAAGAGTTGGTGGAACTGTCGAAGGTGACGAATGAAAGGATACTGGAGTTGACGAGCGCGAATATGCAGAGAAGGTTGGGGTAGAAATGGGAGAGCAGGCCTTGTGGCCTGCTAAGAAATAATCAATCTAAGCTAAACTCAAACCCCTCACAAAAAAAATCTTTTCCATTTACTTCTCCTATTAAAACGTTTTTTTCATTTTCTTTGAGTGAAAAGTTATCATGGTTAATACCTAAATAAGTTAATATTTCCTGTAAAACGATCGAAAATAAAGTTTTATTTTTTCTATTGGAATTCTCTTCATATGGCCATTCTCTTATTTTAGTACCGATATTAAGGAGAGAAGCTAAAGGATAGCTAAATTGACTATCAGTCCAAATGACATTATCATTAATGCAGATATCATTTTGTGATATTCCATATGGACCAATTATATAATGCCTCTCTACTAATATTATTTTTTTATTGCTTCTGATTTTTTCTTTTAGTTCTTCTATTTTCATAGGACCATTATTATCAGCAGCCACTACCAAATTTTTTGGATTATAAGCATAGCTAAGGAAAGTATTAGAGATCGCTAATTGAGTTTCAGTAGATTGTACATGCTTACTGTCTTTATAATAAGAGTTTATATATTCTTCCTGTTTTTCTATCCAATTTGAAATATGCTCAAATTGAGCTAATGGCACAGCATTATCTCTAGATGCTCGCGAGGAATAACCATTTAAGAATCCAATAAATTGACTAATATTTGTCGCTCTAAACCCACCAAGAGTAACTACACCAGACAGATTTAAACCTTCTATATATTGATATATTGGGTATAAAAAACCACGGCCTATAATTTTGTCACCAAGATAAATATTATCTATATGTGAGGTGAGTTCAATTAGTGTAGATAATTTTTCATTTATCTCTTCATCATTAATTGAAAGAACTCTTTGGATAAAACTTCTATCGCTGAGTGTTTTCCAATCATTAGCTTTTATTATTCTTTTTGGCTTACTTTCGGTTAGATCTCGGACATAAATGTCAACATCTACAGTCGGACACAGATGAGTGACAATTGTGCTCAAATCTGAGCTTCTTTTCATGCTATAATTATATATAGTGGTTATTTCTTTAATATTTATCTCATCGGAAAGATAAACGCGAACTCGTGTTCCTCCTTCTTTAATATATTCATAATTATTGGCATCTCTCAGTATCGGCCTATTTACCAAACCACCATCAAATTCTAAGACTTTACTATTTTGCCTAGCGTCTTCGAATCTACGTGTAGTGACCCTAACTTTATTTCCCCACATAAAACAGGAGAAAAAGCCTACACCATATCTACCAGTTGATGAAAACCCTTTACTCTCTAGACCCGGGAGTTCCTTATGCATTAAGGGTGTTCCCCAGAATGAATTTCCAAAGTCGAGAAATGGACCACAGAGAACATCTATGCTCATACCAATACCGGTATCTTCGACTTCAATAAATAATCCAGAGTCATCTTCACCTGCAGTTACTGTAACTCTCCCCCAGTCCTCATCTTCATCTTCCATGAAACGCCTTGCCCTGACTGCATCACATGCATTCTGAATCAGTTCTCTCAATGGAACTTGACTGTTATCTCCGTATAGTTGCTCACCACCAAGGTTTTTCACAAGTTTTGCAACGTCACCAACCTGAACGCTTGCATCTATGGGATGCCAACCCGCTGTACCTACTAAACGAATTAAAGTGTTGATATTATTTGCCCCGGCAACACCTCTTGCTTTGAGTCTTTGTTTATTGTTGTCGGCAAGAATTGAATCAACAAGCCTCAGCTCGTTATCAATCATTTTGATTGTTTCAAAACAAAGCCACCAACTCTGAGACTCATCGACCGAAAATGATGCTTTGGAGGTGTAAACCAGTCGTTCAGTCTCAAGTCTTGGCTGATATAAGCGTTGTTGGAATAGCCAGTGCATACTTGCAAAATCATTGGGGTTTCTAAGTGCCCTTAATCTTGCAGGAGCTCTTCTACTATCAATATGTGAAGCATCAGATACGCGTAAAATACATGCCAACTTGATAGTGTCTATACCCCACTCATTCGGCATACCACCAAATGCGCCCAGTCGCTGAGGGAAGTTTTCAACTAACTCTTCAGCATTCCACCAATGGCTATGAGCGATCTTACCAATGATATGTCCATAGGCTTCACGAAGTTCAGGATCATCGATCAACTTGAATTCGTTGTTGTCACCCCAAGATATAAGCGCCAACTTTTCAGCGTGTTTGGCATGCAATTCACGAAGAACAGTTTCAATGACTTCTTTTTCTAGTGCATCACTGCTTAGTTCTGGCTTTTTCCTCTCCAGATGCGCGTATGTATCCTTCCAAAGTAGCGTACTCTTCAGCTCACTGACGCCCTCTGGATAAGCGGCAAGGCCCATACCTAGGTCATGAATTAAAAATGCTCCGCCAAGAACAAAGGCTTCCGCTGGGTTTAACTTATAGTCATCTCCACAGATAAGAGATGCCATTTCCCATAATGCATCAATATGAGTTATGTCGTGGACAGTATAGTCGGGGAGATCTCGAATAATTTCTTGTGCAAGTAACGCAGCGTTGTTATGAAACTTTTCAAAGTTGGCTCTAAATATTTCTCGCTCTTTTGCGTGTTCATCATATTCTAATTGTTGGCTCAGTGATGATTGCCACAATGTTGTTTTTTCATAACTCGACATTTTACTTTCTAAAGTCCTAATTTATTAAATCAGTAGTGTGTTCTTATAAGTGTGAGTGTATCAAAATAGGTATGTGGGTATAAGTTATAAACGAAGTTACCAATCTAAAATTCACCATAATATTTTTAATTAAAAAGTTATCAATGTGACTAGAGTGTAACCAGGTGGTATTTATTTGTTTTTCATGGATAAATTGTAAAGTAAATATTAAAAAATAATATGTATTCCTTTTGCGGCACGCTTCAAATAATTAAACGAATACCAAAATCATAAAAATTTGATAGAGTAGCTATTACATTCATCATATTGCATTCTAGATATTTGGTATAAAAAATGTTCGAAGAAGAAACTAAAGTACAAGTGACAAAGGAAATCGTACTTGAGAGGTACAAATTTATTATTGAAAAGCAAAAGTATTTAGATTCATTGCTTCATAAAAATATGGACTTTTATCTCAAAGTAATAACTGCGATTATGGGAATATTCTTTTCTAGCGCCTCTATCTATAAAAATAAGCCAGAGATTATTAGCTTAGACTCACTGACACTCATGCTTGAGCTAACGTCTATCTTAACCATTTTTGTGAGTTCAGTTATTCTATTAATGACAGCATCAATTGCTTGCTCTTGGTTCGACTACCGAAAAGATGAAGTCAAAATCTTAGACCAAGTTGACGGTAGCTATAAGAGAGAAATGCCTAAGAAACGCAATTTCTGGCTATGGCATGAGTCAATATTTGCTTTCGCTCTCTCTATCATCATCGGCTTTTTTGTATTTGTAATATGTAATGTTGAATATTTCATAGGGTTGGTTAAGTAAGTCTCACTAGATTGCCAGCTCTGGCGAGCTGGCAATTAATAGATAACTATCTATTTTCTTTTTTTGCTTTATTTGGTTAGCTTTGGTGCGAGGGTTTGCACTCATTGTTGAAAACATCGCCTCCCCATTCAGGATTATCAATAAACGGATTCCGATTCCCCTGCCACTTCACCGCTTTTTCATGTCGCTGTCGTTCCCAGTCATCCACTGGGTCAGCAGCATGCCACGCAAGTAAGGAGCAGAGCTTACCTATCTTGGTTTTACCTGATTTGCTGGAAGTATCATTCACCAGATAGAGATCAGGCATATTGCCATCGTTCCCTTCATAGCGAATCGCCATATAGAAAATGGCGCGGGCGGTATCGCCTTTCACCGCATCGCGCGGCTCAAAGCTGTCTCTGTCGGTTTTGTTTTGTGGCGATTTAGAGAGTGGGGTGCCACCATTATCAAAATCTTTGTTAGAGCGTAGAGAGTTAATCTGCGCATCCGTCGGCTGTATGGCATGGATATCGGTATATCCCCACTGGTTTTTGCGCTTAAAACCAAACGACTTCGGCCACACATGCTCTCGGTTCCACGCATCACGGTCATTGGTGGTTGAGGCATTAAAGCTTTTCGCCTGGGAGCGACCACTGTAATAGAGAATAATGTTATCAGGATTAGCCGGGTCTTCGTTGGTATCCTTCAGCGCCGCCCACACTTGCTTGTACGTCAGCCGCTTATGCCCCCGCGCCGCAATCTCTCCCAGCACCTTCTTTAACGCTTGCCCACTCAGCCCCTCCGCTTCCGCGTAATACCCAGCAGGGTAGAGGGTTTCATCTGCCAATACGGGCAGGGTAACCAGTGCTGCTATTCCTAAAGCGAGATACGTTTTCATTGTGAGTCCTTTTTGGTGAGGGAGAGGGCTATACGAAATAATATGGAATTGTAGGCAATTATCACTAAGGTTACCTAAGTGTATTTTCAGTGTTAAATTTAGATATGTCTCTGTATATATTAAATTTATATGGTTGTAATGGCCTTGTGTGATGCTTAAGATATTGCCCACATTAATGGTATTTAAGAGCGTTTTTGATGAATGCTCCAAGATAACGAATAAAATTAAGTGAGAAAAATGATATTTGATTTTTCAAATTTAGATACAAAATTACTGATTGCTATTATTGCTCCAATATCTGCTTGTATTGGTTATTCATATCGTGCTCGAACAGAAAGTAAGAAGAAACAAAAAAGAGCATTGTATTTGATGTTAGAGGTTTGGCATCGTTTGTCTGTTAATTATAAAAAGGATTTTAGACCAGAATTCATTTATTTGTTTAAAAAAATAGAAAATAAAATTCCAGATTTAAAATTATCTGAAGACGATATTAATATTATGTATGATACTTTTGAGCCAGTCTTGCTTGAAAAAATGAAAGGAATCAGTCAGGAAGATTTGGAAGATTATCAAAATAAATTTAAAGAAGCTATCATACTTACTTCAGAAGATAATCCTATACTTGCTTATGAGATAAGTCATAGTGTATTAATCTCAAAAATAAGTGATGATGTTAACTCTATGTTCTCAAAGTTTTTAGGGAATAATACTTCTCAAGAAGAAAATGAAAGGAAATTAAGAAGGTTAGTTGAGAGTATATTTGATGTCAAAGCAATTGAAAGCTTAGAAGATGATGTGAAAAAAGTTGCAAGGTCCATAAGTATTTTTGATTTTATCAGAGTTAAAAATAAGATAAAAAAGAGAAAGAACTTTCTTTTAAATAGTCATAAGGCTGATCCTGAAATTGAAAGACTTGCTTCCTCTTTTTTAGATGGAGTAAAAATGCTATCAGAAGATAGTAATAAGAAACATAAAGCTGAGGCTGAAATTTAATATGCGCACTTTTTTATTACTTTTTGTTTTTATTATTTTAAAAAGTAGCGTTGTTTTTGCTGCTCAAAAAACTATTACTCTGAAAGCAACTCTGAAACAAGATTATCCTGTGAATACCTCTGATAAGGGATTCTCCAAAGGTTTTGATATGAAAAACTATACAAAAGGATATCTTGCAGAGTTTGCAGATGGCTATATTGATGTATCTGAACGCTTTGAATCAATTGATAAAGTTTGTGTTGAAGCTGATCTTTATAAAGAAGACAAGAGAGAGTTTCTATCTGCCACGTTTGTGCTTTTTGGTTACAAAATGCTGAGTGATGGACGACGTGATATTAACTTATATCAGATGACATCAGGTTCCTACATGAGCGGAGGAAAATCTGGTTTTAAGAATTGTTATGTTGATACGGGCTTTGAGAAAAGTTTCATCCGTGAGGGTAAAATCGCTTTCTCTCCTTTCACATCAAGTAAAGATACTTTCATTACAGATATAAAGTTTACGATCACTGGTGAGCCAAAGAGCCGAGCAAAATTACTTACTATTGATGCTGACTCTCATACAATAGGTGCCAATCAAGGCCAGATGCTCAGTTACTTGATAGAGGCGGGAAGGAAATACGAGATTAAGCTTGTTAATAACAACGCAACGCATAATCGAAATAGAAATATTTTTAAGTCTCTTGGAGTAGCTTTCTCTGATGTGAACCAAAACCGTGTCATTAGAGCGGTCGAGTTTGGGAAACCGCTGGTTGTTATTACTCAGGGAAAACTGGATTTCTTTCTTATTGGTGATGAATTTGAAAATATGGGAAGGATTGACGTGAGTATAAAAAAACTCGCTTTAAACTAATCTCAACATCTTGTGCCTGAGTGTTGACACTCACCACTAGATGATGCAATATTTCCATATTGCAGAGCCTCACCTTTTCGGTGGGGCTTTTTTGTTTCTACCATATTCATTCCGCTAAGCCGCCTTATTTGGGCGGCTTTCTTGTATCTGGATTTCCTTATGTCAGCAACCATCACACCACAATCTGAATTTAATCAAACCAAGTTGTTTATCAGCCTTACCTCGGGCGTCATCTTAGCGGTGCTGCTTTGGGTAGGGTCAACCGTTAACAGCACTCAAATCGCGGTCGCCAAGTTACAGACTGAGCTGATCAGCCTTCGGGCAGATCTGGCGGAGTCGTCAGAGCGCAATAAGGTTTTCCAGCAAGATTTACGGAGCCTTGAACAACGAGTGCGAGATTTGGAGACCAAGCGATGAAACCTCAATGTATTACTGTTCACTGCAGCGCCACTATTACTGCATTAGATGTGGGTGTGAGCGCCATTCGTGACTGGCATCTTGATAAAGGTTGGTCTGATATTGGCTATCACTTTGTCATTCGCCGAAGTGGGCTGGTTGAAAAGGGCCGTCCGCTTACTCGTTCTGGCGCCCACGTAAAGGGACACAATAAAAACAATGTCGGTATTTGCTTGGTCGGTGGGCTGGGTAAAGACCATAAGCCTGAATGTAATTACACACAGGAGCAGTTCACAGCCTTACGTGAGCTCATCACTGAGCTGTGTGGTCAGTATGGTATTCGCCGTGAAAACATCGTCGGCCATCGTGATTGGTTCCCAGATATTAACGGCGATGGTGTGGTAGACGATGAAGATTGGCTGAAAGCCTGCCCGTGTTTTGATGTTCAGCAGATGTTGAACGAATGGGAGAGTGCCGCATGAGTATCTGGGGGCGTATATTCGGTACCAGTCAGGCGGTTGAGTCGATGGTTGAAGGCGTGAAAAGCGGCCTCGATGCTTTGGTGTATACCGATGAAGAAAAAGCGACCGAGGCTGCCAAACAACGAACCGAAGCGCGAGCCATGGTGATTCAATGGATGCAGGCAACACAGGGCCAGAACCTGGCACGTCGGTTAATTGCGTTGGTGATCACCGGGGTATGGGTATTGCAGCATTTAGCTGGCATGTTGCTTTCGGTTATTTCTATATGGGCACGCGTGCCCACCCCTTATGAAACGTCTGCCAGAGTGATCAGCGAATCCGCTCATCAAATGAATGGCGCAGTGATGTTGATCTTGGGTTTTTATTTTGCTGCCCCGCATATGGGGAGCATTGCTGAGGCGGCGCTGAGGCGTTTTGGCACGGTACCAAACAGGGCAGATAAACCCGCATAACAGGCCAGTCGTCTGGCGTTTTCTTTGGTTCTGCCCGCTTTATCCTCCCAAGTCGCTGGCCCCTTTGTCAGCGCAATGTGTAGTAAGCCCGCGTGGGTATCTCGCTGTAATGCATGTTAGCGATGACGGGTACTCCTTTGCCCAAAGCGCGTGTGATCGTCAAAAAAGGTATCAGCCAGCCTTGTCAGGCACAAACCGGAAACGTCAGTCCGGGGGCGAGTAAAGGCGTGACGGCTGGAGAGACAGCTTGTTTTTATGAGGTAGTAATGAATGAGAAAAGACTCTGGAACTTGTCAGAACTTGAGGCGTTTGGGTTAAACCGCGCCACAATTCGAAAACGCCTTAAAGCCGTGGGCATAGAGCCTGTGGCAACGGGCCGCAGTAATACACCGCTTTATGATGTGATTCAGGTGGCACCGCATTTGTGTCAACGACCTATCAAAGAAACCGACGCCCCCGATTTAATGGGCTTTAAAACTGCCGCTGAGTTGCGGGCCTATATTCAGGCCGAGCGTGAGAAGCGTGGGCTGGGTGAAGACTGTAAAGACCTTATCACCCGGGAAGATTACGAGAACGAGATAGCCACCTGCATTGCTGCCATCAAGAAGTTCGCCAGTACGGCGATCACCCGTGTTGAATCGGCCATACCTAACGCCACTGGGGAGCAATTAGAAAGCCTTGAGGCGCTTTACAATTTTGATTTGAAGGCGGTCAGCCATGAAATATCCGTTTGACCAACGACTGGGCATTGAGTTTGCAGATGCGGCTGATATTCGTCGCTCCCTCGCGTATTTGTGCGCGCCGACAGATAAAACACCCGTGGAGGCGGCGGACGAAGATTTGTGGATCTCAGATGGTATGGATACCACTAAGTTTCTGAGCACTATGACGCCCTATATGCGTGAGCCGATGGATGCGCTGGCAAGGCGTATTTATGAGGCGGTGATTGTGGTTGGCCCCGCCCGTTCAGGGAAAACCAAGGCGTTGGTGGAGGGCTGGATTAACTATGCGGTGACCCAGTCGCCCGGTGACATGCTGCTGATTTACTCCACCAAAACCAAAGCGGTGGATATGAGTAAGGTCGATTTGGACCGTTGCTTTAGCACCACGCCTAAGATTAAGGCGCTGCGTACCGGACGGAAGTCAGATGACAACATCACCAGTAAGCAGTTTAAAAACGGGATGATCCTGAAACTGGACTCGGCTACTGAGACCAGTTTATCTGCCTCGACCTACCGCTATGCCGGTTGCACCGACTATGACCGTTCTGATGATTCGGTTGGTGAAGAGGGGAACAAATTTCAGCTAATGCTGAAGCGTATCCAGAATGCCAAAAGTTCAGGTATGGCGATGGCTGAAAGTTCGCCGGGTAGGGTGGTGCGTCATCCTAAAAAACCAGAAGAGCTGGCCCCGCATGAGGCGCAGCCTTGTTCTGGGATCATGCAGTTATTTAATCAGGGCGACCGCCGCCGCTTTTACTGGCAATGCCCAGACTGTGAGGCGTGGTTCCGACCTGAATTTGAGGTGCTGAAGTGGGAAGAAAGCGACGACTTTCAACGCGCTGCCTCAACCGCATATTGTGAGTGTCCACGTTGCACACATCGAATAGACGAAACAGATAAGGGCGCGATGAACCTTGCGGGGCGATGGTTCCCCGAGGGCGCGATTGATGAGTTTGGCCTTGAGGTAAGTGATCCGTCTGTGGTCAGACAGGCCAAGTGGGCGACCTTTTGCTTTGAGGGTGTTATCGCAACTTATCAAGGCTGGGAGAATCTGGTTTATCGCTTCCTCACAGCTAATGATTTATATGAAAACAGCGGTGATGAGGAACGCCTGAAGTCGTTTTTCAACGTCGATGTGGGGCGTTCTTATATCATCCAGAATCACTCGCAGGATATCGGCGCCCATGAGCTACAACTGAGAGCAGAAGAGAACCCGTATCAGCGGGCCTATGTTCCCGACGGGGGACGTTTTCTGATCATGACAGTCGATGTACAGGGCGGGCAAAATGCCCGCTTCGTCATTCAGGCTCAGGTGTTTGGTGAGGGCCTGCAACGCTGGGTGATTGACCGCTTTGACATCACGCAAAACCCCAATCGAAACGGTGACCGCATTAATCCGGCGGTGTATGCCGAAGACTGGGATTTACTGGTTGAGCAGGTCATTAAACGTGCCTATTCACTTGCAGACGGCTCCGGTAGAGTCATGAAACCGCTGCTGACGCTCTGCGATTCTGGCGGGTCGGCAGCAGTACATAACAACAAAGCAACGTCAGTGACTGAACTGAGTTATCAGTTTTACAACCGCTTGAAGGGCAAGGGGCTGAGCCATCTTTTCCGTTTGGTGAAAGGAGCAAGCCGTCAGCAGGAGGCGCTGGTCAAAGAGAGCCACCCTGATAAACGCAGTAAACATGCCCACGGTGAAATCCCGCTGTTAATCCTTCATACCAACCGACTGAAAAACCGTGTGTGCGCCAGTTATGGCCGCGCTGAGTTTGGATCGCGCTTTTTCTGGTTACCGAGCTGGGCAGAGCGTTGGTGGTTTGAGGAATTAACCGCTGAGTTTGTCGATGAGAACGGGGACTGGCAAAAGCCAGAAAGGGCGCGCAATGAGTCGTTTGATTTATGTGCCTATGCAGAGGCGGGTATGCACTACAAGGGCGGTGATGAGATTAACTGGCAGAACCCGCCTGCATGGGCGGCGGAATGGCAGTTTAACAGTAATGTGGTGGATGCGGATCAGGCGCTGGTGTTTGAGAGAAAAGGCCGCTCACGATACCGACATTCTAAGGGGATTTTTGGATGACGTTAGCCAGTGATCATGAGCGTTTGCAGTGGTACCTCAATGCGGAAAAGAAGATTTTGATGCAGCAGTCGGTTGAGACGGCAGAGGGCGAAAAGCTGACGTTTGCCAGCCTTGCCACGGTACGCCGTGAAATTGAACGGTTGCAGGCATTGCTTGCTAGTCAACGCAACGGTGGCAGGCGGTCGATGATTCGGAGAAATTACCTTGAATAGACTCAACCTGATTGACAGGGCGGTGAGTTATTTTAGCCCTGAAGCCGGGTTGCGCCGAGCTCAAAACCGTCAGCTGTTAAACCGCTATCAGGCGGCTCTCCCCAGAAACCCCAATACCCGCAAACTCAACAAAAAATCGACAGGCAGTGCTAACCAGCTCAACCGCGACGCCAAGCATTTAATGGAGCGGGCGCGGCATTTTGATGAGAACAATCCGCTGGTGACGGCCATTTTTGATGAGCTGTGTGTGAATGTAGTGGGGCCAAACGGGATCATGATTGAGCCGCAGCCATTGGATAAAAAGGGTGAGGTGCATGCGGCGTTTGCGCAGGCGATCAGTAAGTGGCTGGAGCAGTTTTCGCTCCATCAGAATATCGATGGTGAGTTAACCCGGGCTGAAACCGAGTATCTGGCCTGTCGCACCTGGCTGCGTGATGGTGAGGTATTTGGCCGTTTTTATATGGGTAACCATCCAGAGATTGCTTATCCAACTGCAACGCCGTTTGCGGTGCAGCCGTTCGAGCCAGATTTCATTCCACGCAACATCGAAGAGGAAGAACGCAATCTGCTGGAGGGGATTCAGCGAAACCGTTTTGGTCAGGCGGTGAAGTATCTGATTCAGAAAGACCGGCACGGCTTTGTGTTTTCTGAGGTCGATGCGCAGTTTATGGCGCACCTGAAATTTACCAAGCGCTTTCACCAGAACCGCGGCGTGTCGATGCTGCATGCGGTGCTGGACCTGATTGCCGATATGGAAGATTACGACCAAAGCGAGCGGATCAGTGCGCAGATAGCCAGCCGCTTTTCTTACTTCATTAAACGCGACCCCAACATTCCTGATGGTGACAGTTTTCGCGGTGCTGGCGATGAGGTGGATACCACGCTTGGTTATGGCAACTCGTTTGAGTTGGCGCCCGGAGAAGATGCTGGCGTGGTCGAGAGTAACCGCCGCGAGGCAATGAGTAATCCATTCCGTGAGGGCCAGCTTCGGCTTGCGTCAGCAGGCAGCATGGTGAACAGCTCCAGCGTGACACGGTTGTACGACGGCAGTTATTCGGCACAGCGTCAGGAGCTGATTGATTCGTTTGGGCGTTATCGGGTGCTGCAGCGCAAGTTCGTTACGGGCTGGACCCGGCCTCAGTATCGGCTGGCGCTTCAGATGGCGTTGTTGTCCGGTGAGCTCAAACCGCCCCGTGATGTGGATAAAGGCTCTGTGTTGAATGCGATTTATCAGGCACCTGTGATGCCGTGGATTGATCCGGCTAAAGAGATGACAGGCGTTCAACTGGGGGCGCGTTTGGGGCTGCATTCGCTGAGTCATTCTCAACGCGAACGAAACATTAACCCGCTGTCTACGCGGCGTGAAATTCAGGCCGAGCGTGAGGCGATGAAAGAGATGGGCATTGTGAGTGTGGCTGACCCGTCTCACAACGTGGTGGAGTCCATTCAGCACGACAAGGAAAACAACAAGAGGGATGAAGATGCCAAGCAAGAATAAACGCTGGTTTACCCTGAAAAATGAGGGTGATGAACAACCAGTAAAGGTTTGGGTTCACGGTGATATTGGTGCCTATGACATCGAGGCAATGGACCTAATCCGTGCGTTGCAGTCAGTCGGCACTCAGGATGCTGAATTTCGTGTGCAAAGCTACGGCGGCTCAGTCTATGAAGGGCTGTCGATGTATAACGCGATCAGGGCGCACAAGGGCAAAACAGTTGCCATTGTGGATGGTCTGGCGGCATCAATTGCCACTTACTTTCTTATGGCCTGCGATGAAATCCAGATGCCTGAGAATGCCTATCTGATGATCCATAACCCTTCAATGGGAGCATGGGGCGGCGAGAGTGAGCTTGAGAGCGCTTTGACTCAGCTTAAAAACTCAAAGCAAACCATTGCAGAGGCATACGCCGAGAGATGCGGCAAGCCGATACACGATGTGTTAGCAGCCATGCACCAAGAGACATGGTTTACCGCGCAAGAGGCGCTGGAGTTTGGCCTGATCGACAAGGTGGTGGATGCGGTGGACTTATCCAATTGTCTGCAAGCCACTTCAGAGGATGCGCTCAAGGCATTTAAGCAACCTCCGGCTGTACTGATGAATCATCTTAAGCCGGTACCGGATGTACCCGAAGAAAATACGGATGAGCCGGAAGGAGAACCGGACCCGATTGAACCACCTCCTTTAGCTGCATCAGCAAAGGACACTAACCCGCCACAACAGGTAACTGAAAATATGTCAAAACCTACTGATAATGCTGCGCTGCTTGAGGCGGCGAAGAAAGAAAATAGTCGCCAGTCTGCCATCCGAGCTTTGTGTGCACAGCATAAGGTGAAGGATACGCTGCGCGATGAGATGCTGAACGATGTGAACTGCTCTGAGTCTGATGCGGCACAGAAGATTCTGGCGGCAATTGGCGCCCATTCAGCGGCTGGCTCTGAGTCAAGCACTCCCGATAATATCAGCGATTCACACATTCGTGCAGACAACGGAAACATCACCAAGGATTCCCTGCAGAATGCGTTGCTGGCCCGTTGCGATGTTGCTGAACTGGAGAGTGATAACCCGTATAAGCTGAAAACCCTGCTTGATATGGCTGAGATTGCCATTGGCGGTGAAGCCAGTAAATGCAGCAGTCGTAATGAGCTGGTGGCGCGGGCGTTTAACTCTGGAGACTTCGCGGAGATCATCACCGAGAGTATCCGCACTGTGATGGTGGATGAGAAGAAACTGCGTGCGCCTTTGTTTCGTCAGTTGGCGAACACGGAGAACTTGCCCAACTTTAAAGAAACCGATCTGGTGACAATCAACGATGCGCCGGATTTGATGAATGTGTCGGAAGATGGTGAGTATAAGTCTGCGCTGTTAACCGGAAGTGGCGAGAAGATTCAGTTGGCGACCTTTGGCCGTGAGATTGGCTTTACCCGTCAGGCCATCATTAATGACGAAATCGCGTTGATCTCTAAAGTGCCGCGTAAGTTCATGCAGTCTGGTTACCGCCTTGCTGACAAGCTGTATTTCAATGCCATTTTCTCGGGAAAGATGGCGGACGAGAAGGGCATTTTCCTCGCTCCGGCTGCAAAGAAGTGGGGCAACCTGCGCACTAACATTCCAAAGAACGACTATCAGGCGTTGATCATGGCGCTGCATAAGTCGTTTGCGACCACGGTTTCATCCGGTGGTGACCCCCTTGATTTGCGTGGTGAGCTTCTGTTAGCAAACCCTGACCACGCGGGCTATTTGGAAGCGGTGCTGAACACGGCCAGTAAGCCAGATACCTTCAACCCTGCCTATAAGAAGTTCGACAAGGTGATCGAAACCGCCCGTATGGCTGACGTGAATGGTGCGATTGCGCTGACGGGTAAGGACTTTGACTCTGTGGTGATGGGTTTCCTTGATGGTCAGACTGACCCTTGGCTGGAAACCAGTGACGGCTGGACAACCGAAGGCGCGAAATTCCGCATTACCTATGACATTACCGCCAAAGTGGTCGATCGCCGAGGTGTGGCAAAGGCGGAATTTAACGCCTCCTAATTTCAGCTCTCTTCAATAACTCAATCACTCAGAGGCGCGTTGGCGCCTTTTCTGTTTCTGAATACAGGTAAACGCTATGCATATCGCAGAAGGTAAAAAGATAGATATTGTCGCGCCCGAGGGCGGTGTCGATAAGGATGTGCCGATTAAATACGGTGCGCTGATTGTGGTACCTCACTTGTCTGTACCTGGCGGAACGGTGGTGTCCGCACGTTACACCGGGCTTTTTGATGGTCCACTTAAGCCGGGAGATGAGCCCGCTTTTCGAGGTGAACCGGCTTACTTCAAAGACGGTGAGTTTACTAAAACCAAACCGACTGAATCCGGTCAGGTGAAGGTGCCGATTGGTGTGTTTGTTGATGGCGGTGTCTTACTCACTGGCGTTCAACTGGCAGGCTGATCATGAGTAGCCTTTTTGACTCAGCGCGGGGACTTCTCCGCGCTTCCATTGTTGCCAATTTTGGCAACCCTTTCACAGTGACACTCCCTGATGGCACGTCTAAAGAGGTGAGCGGCTATGTCCGTTTTTCCGAAAGTGAGGGGGTAAAGGCTTACCGTTTTCTGACGGATGCTGAATTACCTTGCGGAAGTTGGGTGACCCATAAACATGCGCCATACCGCCTGAGTTTTTCGGCGATGGCAAAAGGGCGGGGCAATGATGTAAGCCAGCTTATCCGTGAGTATGTGATGAGCCATGCCCCTGATGAGCCGCAACAACACGCTGAGGCCAAACATAATGAGTGGTCTGAATTCTAAAATGTGGGTGGATACCGACTTTCTTAACAAACTGAATGCCCTGCCGGATGATATAGCCAAAGCCGCCCACCGCGCCGTTAAACGCACCAATGAATGGTTTCGGGCAGTGACAATGGCGGAGCTGGGTTATTCGCTGGAAATTGACCAGAAAACCGCCCTACGCACCCGTTTTCGTGTGTACAACCGACGTGGAAGCCGCGCCCGTTTATGGGTGGGTATTCGTGATATTGGCGTTCATCGTCTGGGTGCTCCGAAGCAACTCAAAGATGGGGTGGCGGTGGGCAAACAGTTTTTTAAGCAAGCCTTCATTTCTCCCATGAACAGCAGTGAGCTTTTGGTGTGGCGACGCACCGGGAAAAGCCGCAAATCTATCCGCCTTGTTACCCTTGAGATTGCGGGTGAGGCGGAGGACATCATAGGCACCTACCAGATAGAGCTTAACCGCAAATTTCAGGAGTATTTCTCTCGTGAATTCCACGCCCTATACCGCGCCTAGCCAGTATGTAAACGCTGTGGTGAGTGCGTTGGCAAGCCGCCTTAATATTCAGATAGACAGTGTTTACCAACGCGAGGCCGAGACCCTGAGCCGCGCCAAGGTGTGCTATCACACAGGGGAAGTTGACACCACAGGCTTTGCCAATGATGGCCGCAAACAGCATGAGATTGAGCTGCGGTTTTTGGTGTATGTGCCCCTGTCCGGTGACTTTGAGCTTGAGGCACTGGATTTATCAACTCGCATTGAGCGTGAGCTGCTGCTTGAAACCTTTAATGACGGCAAGCAGCAAGACAGCTTACGGATTGTGAGCAACATGCCCCGGCAGTTTGTCCCGGAGCAGGGATTTTACCTGCGTACGGTGACGGTAAAACAGACTGTCCGTATGGGCGGACTGGATGACCCGGACAGGCAAATCATCGGAGGCATACTGCATGATATTCACACTGATCAAGCGTATTGAGTCACTGGAAAATGAGCTGATTGCGGTGCGTGAAGAGCTGGAAGCCAACCGCCTTGCAGCGGCAAATGGCATTCGTCTTGGGGTGGTGACAAACCCCGCCGCCGCCACCGTTGATGTGGTAACGGGCGACAACAAAGCTACCGGGGTGCCTTTCTTGGTGATGTGCTCGGGCAAGGTCAGCCATTACCGCCGCCCCTCAGAGGGTGAGCAGTGCCTGCTGGTTAATCTGGGAAGTGGTGACAACCTCAACAATGCGGTGGCGCTGATGGGCTTGCCCTCTGACCGCTACCCGGTACCGACCACCAAGGCCAATGAGGTGATGACCGATTACGGCGGTGGCATGACTGAGGTGTATGACCTTGAGAAAGGCTCACTAACGGCCAAGTATCCCGGCGGTTTGAACATTGTGGGCGATACCCGGCAGACAGGCGCGATAACGGCGACCGGGGATATAACCGACTATACCCGCTCAATGCAGGCTGACCGCGAGATTTTTGATGGTCACGACCACAACGAATCCAACTTGGTGAAAACCGAGGTACCCAACCAGAAGCAAGCCGAATGATAGCCATTGACCCCGAATCAGGCCGCACAGTCACCGGTGAGGCGGCGCTGCTGTGCCGATTCAAAAAGATATTAACCACGGTACCAACCAGCCGCGCCAAGCGGCGGGAAGTAGGCAACCGCGCCCTGAGTTTGCTGGGAAAGCGGCAGACACCCACCACGGCAATGATAGTGCAGAACCTGACTTTGGAGGCGTTGTCTCTGCCTGTTAATGGCCTGACAGAATTCACTGCCACACGCTGCCAAGCCAACCCGACCAAAACAGGGTTTGAGGTGGCGGTGTATGGAATATGGCAAGGCCGCACACTGACCTTAACGGGGGCACTATGACCACACCCGACGCATTCAACACCCCGGACTTTGAGCCTTTACTGGCGGAGTATATCCAGCATGTCATTGAGTATGTGACGGTGAAAAAGCCCGAGCTTGCCGGGGCGATCACGGAGGCTCTGAGCAATGAGGGTGAGTTGCTGACACAGGTGATTGAAGCCCTGATATTAAAGCGGATTGCCGAAAAGCGCGAAGACAACCACCAAGCGATGCAGATGTTTAGAAAGTTTGTCACTGACTCTGACATGGTGGATCTACTGGCGCTGCAATACAACCTGAAACGGCAGGTGCTTGAGGCGGCTGACGACAGCGTTTATCCCCCAAAGCCTGCGGTGATGGAATCCGATCAAGAGTTGTTGAGGCGCTTTGATTTGGCACCTTATCAGTTTCACACCACAGGGACGCGCAAGGGCTATCAGTTTCACGCTTTGACACTTGGTGAGCGCCCAAAAATTTCAATGCACACAGAGCCGGACACATTGATTGTGCGTTATGACTTTCCCAAAGAGCTTGCCCCTCAGCGTGTCAAAGATGCGCAGGCGCGTATGCTGACGCCGCACTCCGGCAAGGTTGACGTCGCCATACTCAGCCGTGAGGGGGATGGCACCGCCAGTGATGCGTTATTGAATCGGGTGAGTGACTACCTTAACCGGGACGATATTGCGCAGGAAAGCGACCAGCTCACCACCCGATCTGCGGTGATTAAACCTTATCGCATTGTTGCCACGCTCTACACCGGGGCTGACCCGCTTCACCATGTGACAACCGAAACCGCAGAGAAAGTGGCGACAGAGTTTGCGGATAGGGCGCACCGTCTCGGTGGGCATGTTGACCGCCTGAAAATTGGTGAGGTGCTTTATGGGCTAGACCCGAAGCGGGTCAGCCTGACGGAGCCTGCTGCTGATATTGAATGCGGATGGGATGAAGCCCCGCATTGTACGGAGGTGATCATTCATGTCAGCGCCGACTGATTTTATCTCCATTCAACCCGAAAACCGCAGCACTCTTGAGGAAGCCCTTGAATATGGTTGGCACCGTCTGATTGAGACGGCTGAGCGCCCTTATCCCGACCTCAGACAACCTATGCAGACACAGGCCGCATTTGTTGCCTTGCTTGCCAGTGAGCGCGGGGTGCTGGACTGGCAACCCGGCGACTCATTGGATCAGCACCGGAAAACGACAGAATACGCCTTTGAAATTCACAGTAAGGCAGGTACCCGGCACGGCCTCAAAGCAGGACTTCAGGCACTGGGCTGTGAGGCAGTGGTGATGCCGTGGTACCAAACGGGCGAGGCATCTTACTCACTGGCAGTGGAGGTCTCACAGGAAAGGCCGTTTGATCGCCGGATGGCTGAGCGGGTGCAAAAGCGACTTGATGCGACCAAAGCGGAGCGAGACACGATTGATTTAACCCTTGCCCACGACACACAAACAGGTTTCATGCTGTCGGGCGCGATCAGTCGGCCACTTATCGATCAGGAACATACTGCCACAGGCGAGATGCCGGATGATTCCGCCTGCCGTGGCACCTTGTCTTTTTATGGCGCAACGCAGCGTGTGCTTGTGTCTGACTTCTCACCCGGAGCAAAACTATGAGCACAAATAATGGGGTGGTGCAATTTACCTCAACAGGTTTGGCGGAGCTTATCAACGCCAAGCAACAAGGGCTGAAAGGGGCAATTAAATGGATTGCCGCAGGCAGTGAAAGCTACACACCCAGCGCAGGACAGACTGCCCTCAGAGCGGAAAAACAGCGCGAACCCGTGGATGACTTTGAAGAGATAAGCCCAACCCGCCTGAGAATGGCGGCGGTATTCAAAGGCACCAGAGAGTTTGAGGTGCGTGAGATTGGCTTTTTTCTCGCAAGCGGCACCTTGCTTTGTGTTTACTCCGCCCCTGATACCTTACTGGCGTACAAGTCAGCCAATGCTAATTGGCTGGAAAAGTTCACCCTTGATATCTCGCCGTTACCCACTGACAGCGTGACCATTGAGGCGGGTAACGACAACATCAACCTGCTGATGGCGGGTGAGGTCGCAAAGCTGACGAATGCGGCTCTCAAAGCCATGAGTAGAGATATCGCACAGGATGAGAAAAGTCGTGAGCTTACAAAAAGTCTCAACGAGCAGGCTGTATCGCTGGAGACCCTGAAAACGTGGATAGAGCGCCACATCGAAAGCGCCGACTTTGGTCAGAAAATAAAATTTCAGCAATTGTTTACCCGGCTGGCAGAGGACAGAGAGGACATTCTGTCGCTGTTTCAACGGTATAAAGAGGAGATATCGAGCCGCTTAACTGAAAGCGAAGAGAAGATATTGGCTCTCTTAAACGACGACAAAACGGCGGTGTTGTCTGCTCTGACTGCTAACGCCCGCGCAAACCTAAAAACGATGGCGAGACAGTTGGAGATACTGTTTCGACTGAGAGATCTTGAAATGGAGAACGACCGATGAGTATTGAGCAACAATTGGCTGACGTGGTAGACAGTGCAACAGCACTGACCGACCAAGTAGTGGGTAAGATGGCTGAGATTGACGACAAGGTTAATCATATCACCGAGCACGCACAAAACGCAGTAAACGATGCTACAAACAAACTGGGTTTCATGGCAATGAATCGAAACCATAGATTATCAGCATACATAACCAGCCCCGAAGCTAACAAGCATGGCGTTATCAACAAATATCCGATGTGGTGGGGGATAAAAAGAGACGTGATCGAGAAATGCCATCTTGAACTTATTCCTGTCTTATCGGGAGAAGACCCGGATAACCGACACCCAGAGGCGCGTGAGCTAGTTGAATTAATCGGTATGGAAAATTTACGTCACTTTTCAGGGGGGTTGTTTCATATTCTAAAAATCACTGTATTGGATGAAACAGTCAGTGAGGCTGAAGGATGGGCAATGTATATCGCGGATCAACATATTAAAGCCAATCCTGCAACGACATTCTTGTGCTACGCGAAAGTGAATGCCAAAGGGCATGCAAGCTGGCTTGGCTCAGATACCGACGGTGAATGGGTACAAAAAAGGTCTCTGCTAGATAGTAATAAACCCGGCTCGTATGTTCATGTTGATATTAACTTTCATAATAGTGTTGAGGTAGGAGATGAATTTTTTCTGGCTCTTCCGTCGGTTGTTCCGGGTGTGTGGCCGGACGGAAAGAAACACGGAGTATTGTACAACCTGCATGACAAAATCAATGAGCGACTCATTTACATAGAAGACAAACTGTAATACGTGAAAGGATAAGACAATGAATGAATCATTTTTAGTCACACCGGGCGGTTTGGTCGATATTGATTGGTATGATGCCAAAGAGAAACGCAACTATTTATTGAAAGACACCGACTGGACACAAATGACAGATGCACCACTGACCGACCAACAACGCACCGCCTATGCGGAATATCGACAAGCCCTGCGCGACTTGACGCAGACGTTTGCAAACCCTGCCGATATTATCTGGCCGATTAAACCTACCCACTAACAACCGCCCAGACAGGCGGTTTTTTTAACCCTCCACAGGACACTTCTATGGCAACCCAAAAACCTGATGCTGCACCGGAAACGGGGCGGCAGGATTATCCGATCCTGGCACCTTTTCGTTTGCAGGGTCGATGGCACCACCCAGAGGATAAAACCCTCTCACTTTCCCCGGCGCAAGCCTACCCACTAATGCTGAATGAAAAAGTGGGCGAGCCTTTGAAAGCCAAA